GAAGAAGAAGATGAAGAAAATACAATGGTTTTAGTTACTTTTGGAATGGGGGAAATCCCAGACCCTGATCATCCTTTTAGTCAGGATTCAAGTGAAATTGATTATGGGGTAATAAGTAGTTATCTTAATCTTTTCTCTTCCATCCCTAAGGCAAGATTATTACCTCTACCCTATTACTCTAAACCAACCATTAAAGAAATAGGAATAGGAGAATACAGGAGATATTTTGCTAAAAAAAATAATGAATTAATTTACTTAGAAATTTCCAAAGAAACCTATACTAAATTTAAATCAGATGATCCCAATGTAGCTTCGGATTTATATAACTGTTTATTTTTACCATGGTCCTTAAATAGTGAAACAACAAACCGAAATATAGTAGCTCTAGTAGAAAAAGATAATAAATGGTATGGTTTTTCATCTTATTTTAAAGACTATTTTGGCTCCCCAAGAAATTGATTGTATATTTACTATATGTTTTATATAGTAGAAACAAAAAGACAATTAAACGAATTTAATAAAAAGGGTTATAAGGAAGCTTATATAGAGGTTATACCTCACTCAGACAAGACTCACCCAACAATTACAGATGTTAGTTTAGTTTACATTAGACCATTTGAAGCAACTAAAGGGTATATTTTAACTATAGACCATAGCGAAGCTATGTCATTAAACAGCGAGTACATTGAAGAATCAATTAGTAAATTCGATAAGTTATACGTTTGGGGTAGAAAAGAATTTAGGCATTTTTACTGGTGGACTAATGAGGTAATTGATTTATCTTTATTGGCTCCTGATTATGAAAAAGAAACAACTCAAACACATAGATTATTTAACAATTATAAAAGATACAAAAATAAAACAGATATTAATAGAATTATTCCTCTAGTTAAACACTATGAAACTTGTGAAAAAAATTATAACAATTTAAAACAATATAAAGATGAACCAGTCAACAAATTTTACAACCAATCAATACCATTGGTATTCCAATTTATCGAACAAAGTGGTATACGAGTGGATTCCGAAATCTTCGAAGACTACTTCGACTGTGATAGCCAAGATAAAGTGTATACACAATACAATTTCAATACAACCACCACAAGACCCTCTAACAGATTTGGAGGAATCAATTTTGCAGCCTTAAATAAAGAAAATGGATGTCGTAAAGCTTTTATACCAGAAAATGATAGGTTTGTTGAAATTGATATTTCTGCTTATCATCCTACCCTTGCTGCCCATCTTGTGGATTATAAGTTCGATACGGATGATATTCATGCTTCCTTTGCAAAAATGTACGGGGTGGATTACAAAAAATCAAAAGAATTAACATTCAAACAACTTTATGGGGGGGTATTTAAACAGTACAAGGATTTAGAATTTTTTGTAAAAATACAAAAATATGTAGATGAATTATGGGAAAAATTTAACAATGATGGTTATATTGAATGTATGATTTCTAAACATAGATTTGAAAAAGATAAATTAGATAATATGAACCCACAAAAACTATTTAATTATCTGCTACAAAATTTGGAGACGTCACTTAATGTTCGTATATTAAAACATATAATAAAAAGAATAATAGCTAAAAAATCTAAATTAGTATTATACACGTATGATGCGTTTTTATTTGATTTAGCAGATGATGAAGAATATTTAATAGAAGATATAAAAAACATATTTAAAAGATATGGATTAAAAGTAAAACTTAAACATGGAACAAACTACGATTTTGAATAACATAGACAGTATTTATCAGGAGAAATACGATTTTGAAAACTCATTAAATATAGGAGACTTGAATAACAAATTATTTTGTACCTTCACATCATTAGAAGGGGTTGATGGGTTAGTAAAAGATTTATCATCCCAATATTCTATAATGTATAATAAGATGTTTGTTCTTTATATTAAGAGCAATGATGAATACGTTATCACTTATAATGTCGATCAAGGTAACGTACAAGAGATTCCTGATAATACTATTTTAGTTCATAGAAAAAAAGAAACAAATACTTTATACACAATAAACGCTTTAAATGAACTTATAAAAAGCCTAAATGGTGGGGTTGTAGATACAAAATTTCCCATAGATTGGCAACATTATAAAAACTGTGTTTTATTAACCCAACATAACGAGTTAAAACAGCTCAATACAAAAATTCATAAAATAATTGAACTTTAGTTTGGCTCCCGTATTAACTCTTATTATATTTAATTATTAATTAAAAAACAAACTAAATGGATTTAAACGCTATTAAGTCGAGATTAGACACCTTAAATAAACAGTCTAGTCCGCAAAACAAAGAAAAAAAGGATTACACTTTAATTTATTGGAAACCAAAACAAGAAGGGAAGTATCAAATTAGATTTGTTCCTTCGGCCTATGATTATCCAACAAATCCCTTTCACGAGGTTATGATGCATTATGGAGTAGGAAAATTTCCAATTATGGCTTTAACTAATTGGGGAGAAGATGATCCTGTAGTTGATTTTACTGCCAAGTTAAGGAAAACAAGTGATCCTGAAAATTGGAGGTTAGCTAAAAAGTTATCCCCAAAATTGAGAGTATTTGCTCCTGTTATTGTTAGGGGTGAAGAAGATAAAGGAGTTAGACTATTTGAATTTAGTAAAACTATTTATCTAGAATTATTATCAATTGCTGATGATGAGGATTATGGTGACTTCACTGATGTAGCTGAAGGACATGACTTTGTAGTTAACGCTACTAAAGTACAAGATAGACTAGGTTTTAACTTAAGTTTAAGACCAAAACCAAAAACAACACCTTTAAGTAAAGATGCTAAAGAAGTTGAAAATTGGTTAGCTAATCAGCCTTCATTATTAAAGGAGAGATTTAAGTATACTTATGATAAGTTAAAAGAAGAACTTCAAAAGTTTATTGATGGAGAGGAAGATAATGAAGATTCAATCCAATCCGAACCTGCAAGTGAATTTGATGGGGATACTAAAGAAGTAAAGAATAATTCATCTAAAACCAATTTTAATCTTGATACTCAAGGAAAAAAAGTAACTTCTAAAGCTACTGAATTTGATGAAATGTTTGAAGGGGATGATGATGGTTTACCATTTTAAATTTTAAAGTTACATGGCAAGAAAAAAATCGTTACAGGAGGCAGTCTCCAAAGAAATTAAATCTAAATTTGATTTAAATGCTTTTAAAGATAAAAAAGGTTTAAAACAAAATGTTAAATTTAAAGAACAAGAATGGATCCCACTTTCTAAAGCCTTCCAAGATGTAACTTCAGTTCCAGGTATTCCTATGGGCCATATTAGTTTACTTAGAGGCCATTCCGATACAGGTAAAACAACCGCTTTATTAGAAGCAGCAGTTTCAGCTCAAAAAAGAAATATTTTACCTGTTTTCATTATTACTGAAATGAAATGGAATTGGAAATATGCTAAACAAATGGATTTAAAATTTAAAGAGACTATAGATAAAGAAACTGGAGAAATTGTTAACTATGAAGGTCAATTTATTTATGTTGATAGAGAAACTATTAGTACTATAGAGGATGTAGCTGTCTTTATTTTGGATTTAATTGATGAACAGAAAAAAGGTAATTTACCTTATGATTTATTGTTTTTATGGGATAGTATAGGTTCAGTACCCTGCGAAATGTCTATAAAATCAAATAAAAACAACAATGAATGGAATGCTGGAGCTATGTCAACTCAATTTGGTAATAATGTAAATCAACGGATTACTTTATCTAGAAAGGAATCATCTAAATACACAAATACCTTAGTTTGTATAAATAAAGTTTGGACTGCAAAAGCTGAATCACCTATGGGCAAACCAAAATTAATGAATAAAGGTGGGTTTGCAATGTGGTTTGATTCTACATTTGTAGTTACATTTGGTAATATTTCAAATGCAGGAACATCTAAAATTAAAGCAATTAAAGATGGTAAACAAGTTGAATTTGCTAAACGTGTTAATCTTCAAATTGATAAAAATCATATTAATGGTATACAATCTAGAGGAAGAATTATTATGACTCCCCATGGTTTCATAAATGATGATGATAAAGAATTAAAAGACTATAAAACCCAAAACGCCAAAGCTTGGAAGGAAATTTTAGGCGGAATCGATTTTAAAGTTATTGAAGAAGAATTCGAGTATAATGATATTTCTTCTTATACTGAAGAACCAGAATAGATTATGAATAAAAAAGAACTACTTGCCCTCTTGAATGATGATCAAGGGAATGATAAGGGTGTGCTTCAAAGTAACAGAATTCTTTTAATAGATGGTTTAAATTTGTTCTTTAGAAACTTTGCTATGTTAAAAATGGTTAACCCAAAAGGAGTCCATATTGGTGGGTTAGGTGGTTTTTTAAGATCTTTAGGTGCCTTAATTAGGCAAATTCAACCTCATGAAGTTTATGTAGTATTTGATGGAGCAGGGTCTTCAATGAATAGAAAAAATATAGTCCCTGAATATAAATCGGGTAGAGAAACCCAACGAATTACTAATTGGGGAGTATTTGAAAATTTAGAAGAAGAACACGATTCTAAAGTAGACCAAATAATAAGATTAATCCAATATTTAAAAACATTACCAGTTAAAACTGTATCAATAGATAAGGTAGAAGCGGATGATATCATCGCGTATTTAAGTCATACAGCGCTAAAACAACCAGGTGATCGAGCATTCATAATATCTAGCGATAAGGATTTTCTCCAATTGGTAAGCGACAAAGTTGTCGTTTATAGACCAATAGAAAAAAAGTTTTATACTGATAAATTCTTTAAGGAAAAATATAATATGCCCACTCAAAATTATATTATTTATAAAACACTTATGGGGGATAATTCGGATAAAATTAAAGGAGTAAAAGGGTTAGGTGAGAAAAAATTATTTAAATTATTTCCTGAATTAACTAAATGGGAAGTTTCATGGGATGATATTTTAGATATTTGTGAGAAAAAATTTAAAGACCATATCATTTATGCAAGGGTTATCCAAGAAGTAGATCAATTGGAGAAAAATTATAAAATAATGGATTTAAGTAACCCAATGATGGATGAAAATGAAAAAAAATATTTAAGTGAGTTTGTAAAATCAAAAAAATTATCTTATAATCCGAAGTTATTTACAGACCTATATAATGAAGATGAATTGGGAGGAATGATAAGAAATTTAGATTTTTGGTTAAGAGAAAATTTTATAAAATTAGTTTCAAATAAATAAGTTATGACATTAAAATCAATAGACGAATATGGTCCGGGGTTTCAAATTAAAGTATTATCCTCATTATTAACCCATAAGGAATTTTTATCAAACATTTATGATATCCTTAATGAAGATGATTTTAACAACCAATCCCATAAATGGATTATAAAAGAAATATTAAAATATTATGACAAATACCATACAACACCTTCATTGGATGTTTTAAAGGTAGAGGTTAAAAAAGTAGAAAATGAAGTTCTTCAATTATCAATAAAAGAACAATTAAGAGAAGCTTATATAGCAAGTGATGATGATTTAGAATATGTACAGGAAGAATTTTCAGATTTCTGTATAAATCAACAATTAAAACAAGCTTTACTATCTTCAGTAGATTTGTTAAAAGCAGGAGATTTTATTTCTATAAAATTTTTAATTGAAAATGCCTTAAAAGCAGGTCAGGATAAAAATTTAGGACATGAATATAATTTAGATATCGAAACTCGATATAGAGAAGATAATAGAAAACCTGTTCCAACACCTTGGGACCAAGTAAATAAACT